CCATTATTAAGGTAGTGAGTAATCTATTACATGAATTGTAACAAGAGTACCTACTACTCCTCCTACAACACCCACCCATGGTTTTTTATACCATTTATCTACTTGATTTAACCTATCATTATATAATTTGATTTGGTTATTTAGTAATTCAATTTCTTGATCTTTATAATTTATAATTAAACTATCTTGGTGGGTTAATAGTTTATAATTCATTATTTGAAATTCTAGATCAGTAATTAAAGCTGCTTTAATAGAATCTTGTTGTTCAAGGGTGTCAATAGCTAAAAAAAACTCCTCTAATTCATTTTGGGGAATTTTTATTGTATCTTGACTATAACAATTTAGGGTTATAAATGATAATATTATTAAAATAAAATTTTTCACTTTTTTCTATATTTTTTTTCGAAATCTGATATGGTTGATTTAGCATTTTTTGTGCTTTTTACTTTTGATTTCGTTGCTTTTATCTTAGATGAAGTTTTCTTTATTGATTTTTTAGTTTCAGCTTTTTGTTTTTCAACTACTGCTGTTTTCTTTTTTACTTCATTGATTTTACCTTCATTTTCTTTTACTTTTGCCTTAAATTCTTTTTTACTTTGAGACTGTTTAGTAGCAGAAAATATAGCTAAAATTCCAGCAATTGCTCCTCCAATTGCCAATACAATTTTCCATAATTTTTTCATAACGTAAATTTTATAATAATCCTTCTAATTCTTTTTTAATTTTAGTTAAATCCCTTAAACGGTCAGTTAACTTATCTTTTTCAGCACCCTCAGCATTTTTCCATTTTTTAACTACTTGTTTCATTTCTTTAGTAGTTTGTTGAAGTTTATTAGCTATTTTAGATACAGAATCTCCTTTTTTTGCTGCTGCTGCTGCTTTTTTATCCATTTCATCATCATCTTCTTCTTTTAATGGTTTTTTAGGAAAAACTAATATAGATCCGTCTTTTAGTTTTACTTTACCATCTTTATGAAGTTTATCCATTTCGTCTTGAGTAATTTCTATTCCATCACCTTTAGCTACTACAGGATTATTGTTTTCAAAAGCCATTGACTCGGGATCATTATGTACATATAAATCTGTTGTATCATCAACATCATCTTTACTTACATACCCATCATCTTGATTATCACCCTCATCTAAACCAGCATCTTTTACTAATTTAGCTGTTTTTTCTAATTCTTTATTTAATTCTTTTTGGGCATCAACATCTGCCTGAGATGCTGATTCTAAAATTTCAAGTATTTCTTCTCTTATAGATGATTTAAGTTCTGATCTTTTCATTTTATTATTTTGTTTATAAATATCATGAAGAGATCGCTTCTTTAACTGATTTGATACGTTCTTCTGTTGAACCACTAATTTCAATTAGGTTTTTAATTTTATGACGATATTTAACAGTTAATAATTGAATAGTTTCATCAATTTTTTTTCTGTAGTCTTCATCAGTTTCTCTTACTCCATTATTTTCAATTTCAACGCCATCTGGAGATACATAAAAAATATAATCATATTCATTTAACATATTATTTGCAAAATTACAAAAATCATCTGCCTCAAATGGATACATTGATTTAGAACATTTAGCAAACGCCATCACATCAATAATAGTACGATCTGTAATAATATTATCTTGCATAAGTTCACTAGCCCTTTCAGCTAAAAATACAGCTTGACCTTTTACTGTTGAATCAGTATTTAAAGGAATACCCATCTCCATTAAATATTTAGAACGTTCTGTTCTAAACTTATAATCTTTAAATTCAGGTAATTCAGCTAAGGCATTAACTAAAGTTGTTTTACCTACTGACATTGTCCCACAAAAACCTATTTTCATATTAGAATGGTAAATTTTCTGGATCTAACTGGGAAGATCCTTTCCCTACTCTATAACTATCACTATCAAAATGTTGAGTTGATACCTCGAATATACAACTTCCTTCTTCAAGAGCCAACATTTGGTGGGGTTGTCCTGGCATTAAATGAATACAATCACCTTCTCTTACTATTACTCTATGATATTCAGCTGTTTCAGTATCAATGTAAGTATATTGAAATTCACCTTTAGAAATATACCATGCTTCATCTTTTAATAAATGGTAATGCATTGAAAAAGATTTATCTTTTTTAAATACCAATAATTTACCACAATAAAGTTCATTATTAATAATCCATAACTCATGACCCCATGCTTTCTCATGGATTTCACCTTTATAAGGCATTGCTTGTAATGTATGTTCTCTCATAATTAGTTTCTATATGTTACACCTTTAGGTGCGGATGTTTTATACCAAGGTAAACCTTCTCTTTCTTTCATTATTTCTTTAAATTCAGCTTCTGGGTATTCTATTCCCGCTAAAAAATAACCTTTTTTAAATTCACTGTCTTTTCTATAAGGTACTATTGCTGGGTTGTCCCATCTGTGATGTTTAAAATGATCTTCACCTTCCATTTTAATTAAATAATGTCTAGCTCCTTTAAATTTAATAACTTTTTCTTCGTATAATTTTTCACTTTTACTCATAACTTATTTATTTTTGATTATTTACAAATTTCATGAAACTGTTTTCTTTGTCATATGATAAACCACCCATAGTGTATTCATGCATATCTCCCATTTCATGAGGTTCTTTATTATTAGCTGGATCATTTAAAAAATCCTCTAATTCTTTATCTAGTGTTAGAATTTGTTCTGCCACTAAGGTACCTTGAGCACCTGATACTGTAATACCTCTTGCACTTAGTGCATCTCCTACAAAATGTACATTAGGATATTGAGTTAAACTTAAATCCTCATAATTAACTAAAGGCTCAGGTGACAAATATTTTACTTCAGGAATATAAATACCCCAATCATCTTTAAGTGTTGGGAATACTTTTTTCATATCTTCAATAAAATCTTCAATATATTTAAAATATCCTTTAAATGCATCTCTAACTTCTTGAAGACCTTCTTCACCAATATAATGAGCTTTTACCCATTCACCTTCAGAAGTTAATGATTTATCTTTATATGAAGGGCTCCAGTAAAGACCTGCTTTGTATTTATTTTGGAAACGACCTTGTGCTTTTCTACTACCTCCACCTTCGCCAGGTACAATTTCACATCTTTGTACTTTTTCTACTAATTCTCTAGACCAATCAAATGGTTTTTCAATACCTCTAATTTCCATCAGAATACCAAAATTGGTCATATCATTTTTATACTTAGGATCTTTTTTAGCGTGACCGTTGTAACTATAATCCCCATAAGTTTCTTCTAATGCAACATAAGCAGCATTATTGTTAGTACAAAATGAACGTAATGAAACACCTTCATCTTCAAATTTACGATACAATTTAAAGTCATAACTTACATCAATAAGTTTTTGGAAGTGTTTTTGTGGTGCTTCAAATCTAACACCAATTTGTACGGGTTTTGCTTCGGTTGGCAGATTATATTTTTCAGCTAATTGTTTACCAAAATCAATACCTGATTTGCCTACACCAAAAATAAGAGTATCATATTGCATTTTTTCACCATCACAATATACCCACTCATTAGCAAAATCTATATCATCAACCTTAGTTTCCCAAATAAATTCAACACCTTTAGATGCTAGATAATCATACCAATTTTTACCAATCTCATGTAGATAATCTGTACCAACGTGCCATACGGGGAATAGTCTCAAACCAAAATATGGTTTAATAAAATCTGGTTCTGCTTCAGGATTTGAACATTGTACTTCTTCTGGTTTAGGATGGAATCGTTTAAAATTTTCAATTACTTGATCCATTAATTCCATTGCTTTTTCATCACCAGTATACTTAGATAAGTGACCACCAATAGCTGTATGGTAAGTAAGTTTACCATCAGACCAACCACCTGCACCCATAAAACCTGTCATTACTTCTTCAGGTTTCCTTTCGTAAGGTGATTTACCCATATCAATAATAGTAATTTTACCTTGATAATCGTTGTCTACTAATTTAGTAGCTGCATTTACACCTGCTACACCTGCTCCTACAATTACTACGTTTTTGCTCATTTAGATTTTAATTTTATTTTGTTTACAATATACGAAAAAAAAGTGTGACCTCCAACAAGGAGGCCACAGCTCTCAAATTTAATTTATATAATCGCTCGGCTATGAATCGAGCTGTAAGTTTTGTTTTTTATTTATTCATAATAATCATCTTCTTCATCATAATAATCATCATAATCATCTTCATAATCTTCTTCATCTTCAAACTCAGATTCAAAATCAAACATTTCCTGTTTTAATGGTGTATATTCATCTTCAGGAGTTGCTTCAACATGGTCAATTACTTTTTCTAAAGCAAATTTAATTAATTTTTCATACGCCTCATCACTAGCGCCTACAGCTTTACTAAAAGTACTTGTTAAAGTAGATTGTAATGGAAAGTCAATTTGGTTTGAATTAACTAAAAATGAATGAGCAGGACCTGCTGTTTCAGCACCATACCCTTGCCAAAATTTATCACCATCATTATACCATCTATAAACTAGTCTATTTATAGCTCTCATTAATTCACCTTCAACTGTTTCTGCAGCACCTGATCCAGGTACTAATTTATCAAATAATACCTGATTTCTTTTTTCTAATTTACCACCAACAAATTCTTTCATTAAATCTGGCCCTGCTGGTTTGTCTCCGATTTTACCGTCTTCACCATACCCGCAAGTACCTTCGTTAAGAAATTGTCTAAATCTAATTAATTCTTTCATTTTTTAACAATTACAACAAGTGCAACTACATGAAGTACCACACTTACATATTTGACAATCACATTTGTTCATTTTTGTATATTTTTAAAGTTAAGACACCATTACCTTTAATTACTCTATGCCATTGATGTCTAGGTATAAATATACGCTCCTGAAGTGAAGTTGGTAAAGAATTATCAAGTTGTAAACTCCAATCTGTTTCTCCTACTATTTCAACTACTCTATCTTCATCATCACGATGCCAAAGCAATTCTATAGGGTCAACATTTTCACTAAATTGCCTTAGAATATATTCATCTGTAACCTCTAAATCAATATAAGGTTTACCAGAATCCTGAGAAGCTTGATTTGAGTCCGAGTAATTTTGCATAACGTGGTAATCTACAACTCCAATATGAAGCTTTAGTTCTATCTTTTTTCTGTGAGCACTTATGTCTTTTAGCGAATGCAGCTCTAGCTTTTGAGTCATTAATTTTAGCTCTTAATCCTCCAGATCCAAACCTAACAGTTTTAATTTTTTTAGTTTTAGGATCTCTAACATATACTTTATAAGCTTTTCCACCTGAAGATGAACGCATAGGTTTTCCTATTGGTCTGTTATCCTTTTTCTTTTTCTTTTTAGCTGCTTCTTTTATAATATGTTTTAAATAAGGTTCTTTAGTACCATCTTCATATTCAATTTCATGATCTTCAATATTTTTAGAATCATTATGGTGAATTGCTTTTACTTTTTTTCCAGCTATAGTAAGATCAGCTGGAATTTTTTTACCATTTACTTCATATGCTTCATCTATTTCAATAGGAAAATCTAATGGCACTTTTTTACCTTCATACATACCAAAATGGCCTAAATCGGTTTCAGTTAACAATGCTACATCATCTTCATTAGTAAATTCTAAAACACCTCTACTATATAAAGATCTTGCTTCGGCAAATAAATCGAAGTAAGCATGTGAACCTGCACGGTACAAGTGTTCTGTTAACGGTTTGTTGTTGTCTATATGATATTTTAACCCCTCAGACAGTATATTCTTCGGTGCTATGCTTTCATTAAGTACTAACGCAGTACTTTTAGTTTCACACGTATTACATCCACAATCACACATTAGTTTACTGGTTTTTTAAGTGATAATCTTGTAGTCATATCTTGCATTGAAGTAACTACAATATCATTTCCTATTGTATTTATTAATTCTGATGTAGGGTATTTAACATATCTTCCTGTTCTTTTATTCAAGAATAAAAATTGTTCTACACCTTCTTTTTCAACATATGATTGTGCTAATTTTTTAGCTATTTCATTTTCTAAACTATTTGCATCTAAATTATTTCCACTGAAATATTTATTTACATCTATGTTTATATGTTGAGAATATCTATCTTCTATATGATTTGAAAAGTCATTTATAAAATCATCTGTTTCTTCACTATCTAAAACATCTAATACTGCTGGGACTTTTTTAAATAGACCGTTAAATCCTCTTTTACCACTTAAAGCATTAAAAGCCTGAGTAGCTTCTTCAGCTTTATCTGGTGCATTTTCATTTAACCAATTTTTAATAAAATCAATTGATTGAGCCCAAGTATCTGTTCTACCAAATGGAGATAACATTGCGGATCCAGCTTTTACTTCAACTTCTCCTTCGTCTGTCATTAAATCCCCTTTTGTTGCTTTTTTAGCATCTTTAGTTAATACTATAAAGTAAAATTCTCCTGGTCCTACTCCACGTCCACCAGCTTGGAAATCAACCCCTAACATTACTTTTAAAAAATCTTCATTAAACCCTTTTGACTTTAAAATATCAATAGCATTTCCTTCATCTGGAAAGTCTGAGTATGATATAGGATTTTCAATGTACTTAGTATAAGCTTTATATTGGTTAAAATTATCTAATTGCTTAGCTAAAAATGCTTCTTCTTTAGAAGTTAAATTTTTAGCATTAGCTACCTGATCAATTTCATCTGAGTATGATACTGATGTTACTAATTGATCTAATCTAGCTAATTGTTTATCTGTATACTCGTTAGATTTAATAATATTAATGATGTCTTCTTTACTTAAAGTAGACTCTTCTTCTTCCTCAAATAAATTAGAAAACATTTCAAATAACATAGCTTTCTCCTCAGGGTTATTCATGTCAGGATACCCCTTAGGAAATTTATAAGCTACTTTATGTAAATATTTAGTTATATTATCCATTTTTTATATTTCTACGTCTACATCATCTTCAACATCAACATCAATTTCTTCTCCACCTCCACCAACATTAGTATCAGAAGCAGTTTCTGTTTCACTATCTGATTCTTCTGCTGTTGCAGGAGGTCCATATCGTAATATACGGGCTATTGCTTCTATAGCTCTTTCTTCTTCTGGTAGATTTAATAAATAATATTTTCTACCTTCTACTTGAGCTATCCAACTTGTTTTAGTGTATATTAAATAAAAACTAAAATCGTTTTTTAAATTAATTCTAAATGTTGTTGGTTTTGGAGCTACCCAATCTATAGAAGAAACAAAGCTATCAAACTCATAAGTTAATAAATCAACTAATACCTTTTTTAATTCAGGAAATTTAGTTAATTCATCGTACTCAGCGGCTGCTGCTTCAGCTTGTTTTTTGTTACCAACAACAGTTGGGACAAGCAATCTGATCTTTTCCCTTAGTTCTGCTGCTGTCATAATTATCTAGCTTTTTGTTTTGCTGTTGGGCCTTTACCTCCGCCTTTGGCTTTATAAGATGCTACTGCCCCAGCAATAGCTTTAGCGGCTTTTTCTGATTTACCTTGTTTTTTTAACTTGCCAACTAATGAATCGTAATCTTCATTTACTTTTTCATCTTTTGCTTTCATTTTTTTATCAAAAAATCCTTTAGGTAAACCTTCTTTAATAGCTTTTAAAATTTTATCAGCTTGGTCATCGTGTGCCTTAACTGATTTTTTTAATTGTTTAGCAATTTTCTTTAATACTTTTTCTTCACGTTTGCTAATTTCAGCTTCATTTACATTAGCTTCATTTACTGCTGCTGCTGGGAGGTATTCTGCTTCTTTAATTTTTACTATTCTTTGTACACCTGTGTCAAACCAATCTTCAATAGCATCATCAGCAAATTTCCCTCCTAAGAAAAATGATAATAAATTTTCTAATCCTTTAGAACCTTCTTGTAAGAATTTTTCAAATTCCTCATCTGAGGTAAATTCAAATTTATCGTCTGGTGTGAATAGTTTTTCTGGTTTATTTTGCATGTTAGACATAGCAAAACGCATTCCACTACCTTCATGACCCCCAAAATGTACTTCATTAACAGAAACTACATCTGCTCTTGGTGTTTCATTATACTTAAATCGAATAGTATATCGCTTTTTATTACCCATTCCATCTTCTAACAATATAGTTTTCGCAGCGAAATTTTTTCCATTAAAGGCACGACGCCATTTATCGTAATTCATGTCTTCTGTTATATTAGTTTCACTTAAATCATCAACTGATGTTACAACATCTTCTACAGTTTCATCTATTACATCTTCTATTGTTGCAACGTCTACTACAGCATCAATTTGTGGTTCTTTTAATTCAAAGTCAAGATAATGCTTTGCCCCAACTAATGCATCTTTTGCTTTGAATATTTTACTTTGCCACCATGATGGAAAATCTACTTCTCCCACTCCTTCAAATTGGTCAACCATTTTATATAATTCCATAGCATATTTACCAATTCTATATAAATCGCCTTTAAGCATATGGGGTTCATTATCCTCATGTCCTAAATCTAAATCCTCACTAAATTTACCTGTGTAGTAATTGTAGTTAGAAGGTAATTTTTCATCCTTTTTATCTTCACCTTTTTTCTTTTTTCTAGCTGCTATTGCTGCTGCCATCATAGGTGCTATTAATTCATCTACTTTATCTTTATCCATTGCTTTTTCAATAGCAGCACCTCTGGTTTTTTCATAATCAGATAATTTGCCATCTTTATTTAAATCAGCCTTTTTTGGATTTTTTAAAGCATCTTTGATTAATTCTGTTAATCTAGGATCTTTTGATTCTTCAGTAGCTTTTTTTGCCATATTTGTAGCACGACCGTACATTACAGATTCAGCATCTTTACCATACTTTTTAACAAGATCTCTCTTATTTTTTTTCATATTCATAATGATGTCCTCCCTTTTTTTAAGTTCGGCCTTTGTAAGTTTACGTTCGTTTACTGACATATTATTTTGCTTTATCTTCCGATACAGATGCTTTTCTGTAGTCAGGAATTAATTTTTTAAATTCACTTAGAGCTTTTCTAGCACGACCATGAGCAGCTTTTGATTTACCACTATGCTCAATTCTAAAAGTTTCGAACAGAACTTCTAGACGCTCAAATAATTCTTGAGTTTCCATTTTTAATAAATTTTATTTGTTATTTAATAATTCCAGCAATTTTTTGGAATCTTTTAACTTCTTCTAAATTAAGAGCATTTTCAGCATCTAACATTGAAGCTGTGTCTCCACCGCCTGTAGTAATATCTGCTGATAATTCAGCTTCATCTACTGCTACAACATGTTTTCTTGTAAAATAAGTAATAGTATTACCAATTTGAGCTAATAATTTTTCATCTCCTAATTTTTCAGCTTGTTGCTGTGCTTTAGTTAAAAGACCTTGGACTGCTTCTACGTCCTCGTCTTCACCTGGTACTGATGTTTTAACTGTAATGTCAGATTCTGTTTCTTCATCATCTACTTTAACGTCTTTTTTTACATCAACGTCAACATCTTCTTCATCTTTAACATCTAAGTTTACATCATCCTCAACATCAACATCTTCTTGTTCTGTAACCTCGTCATAAGTTTCCTCAAGGACCTCAGTTTCAGCTAAGAATGCTGATTTGATGATTTCTTTTAATTCTGATTTTTTCATTTCAAATTTATTTTTAGTTGGGTTTATTTATAAATATATTAAGATTTTTTCTGGTACGTTCCTTTCCGGTATTTTGCGGATTTTGTGTTAGAAACAAACTGTTTACCTTTTTTACCACCTGCTTTTTTCTTACGTGCTGATGCCGCTCTTTCTGCTTTAGTTAAAGATTGAGCTTTTTTACGTGGTAAGCATCTTGAAGGTCTTTTTTTATTTTTCATAGTACCACAAGCACCTGTGATATTACCTTGGGTATCAATACGTACCCAGTCTTCTTTTTTAAACCAATCACGTAATGATTCTTGTACTAATTCGTATACTCTTTCTTCTGTTATCATCCTAATGCTATATTTTTAATTAAAGTAGATAAATCTTTACCTTTTAAAGCTGCTTTTAAACCATTAACAGTTCCGGTTGCTATATTACCTTTTGCTAAATTTTGAAAAGCTCCACTTCCAGCTTTAACACCTAAAGATAAAATTACTAAAGCATACAAACCGTCAGTTACTAAACTTATTGTTTTTTTATCTTTGGTAAATAATTTAACTATACGTTTAATAGGACTTTTAAAATCTTCTTCTAACTTGTGAGTAAAATTATATATTTTTTTAGCAGCTTCTTCTCCTTTACCAAAATTATATTTTTTAAAAATTTTACCTACAAATTTAGATAAAATGTTAACTAAAGTAGTACTAGCTAATACTGTTGATAAAATTGTAATAGGATCAACTATTTCTTTTAATTCATCCTTTTTATCTTCTAATGTATCTTTTATTTCATCAGCTAATTCATCAGCCAATGAAGCTATTTCATTTTCATGTAATGTATTTTCTACTAAATATTTTTTTAAATCAAAAGTATCCATTACTTTTTCTTTTTCTTTCTACCACTCATTTGGCCTTTACATACTTTAACAGCTCTACCACTTAAATATGCTGATGATTTTTCACCTGCTGCCATACGTCTTTTTCTGTATGCTTTACCTGCGGCACATAACTCTTCAGTTATAGTTTCACCTAATTCTTTGATTTCTTTTAATTCTTTTATTATTTCTTCTGATGTAGCTGATGGGTTGTTTTCTTTTATAAATTTAATAGTTTCAGCTATTTCATCATATCTTCTAAATCCTTTAACTACAGTTCTAGGATTAGCTACATCTTTCATTTTATTGAGAAGTTCAACTCTAGAATCTATTACTTTTTTCATCAATTCGAGAGTTTCTAAGTCAAACTCATCGTTTACGGTTTTTACAAATTCGTTTGCTTTCATTTCGTTAACGTTAGTTGTTGTTTTAAGTGTTTTTGCTAATTGAAGAGCTTTATAATACTTTTGATTTTTATCTCCTAATTGAACACCTTTTTTATCTTTATCTTTATCCATCTTTTTTAGACGAGATATTTCTTTATTTATTTTAGTAATAGGTACTTTTTCACCTTTAGGGATATTTAATCTTTTTCTAACAGTACCTTGCTTTAAATTACCTGCTTTTTTTCCTTTGGCAGCCATTTTTTCATAAGTATCTCCTTCATTTATATTTTCTTCAAGGGCATTAAGATATTTACTTATTCTTCTTATAGCATAATCATCACCATAATTGCCAGCCATCCAATTATTATGGATATAATATATTACATCTTCAAATCTATCTTTATTTAATCTAGGTCCTGCCTTTATTAAATCTTCTATTTCTTGATCATAACCATCATCTAACTCATCAAATGCTTCATTTAATGATTCTACGTGGTTAATAAATTTTTCGGTTCCAGACCATTGATACGATTTACCATCTTTAATATAAGAACTTTCATCTGTATCTATCATTGCTACTCGTTCACCATTTTTACTTACAAGAATTTTATTCCAAAAGCCTGTAGAAGGGGTTTCATATCCTTTTGCTTGGAGTTCCATTTCAATAGCATCTCTATCTAATTTTTTTCTAAACCCACCAAAAGAAGAAGCATATGTTTCATCTTCTTCTATTTTATCCATTGACTTGTCATCCGCTAAATCTCTTAAGAATGCAATTGCTCTACCAAATTTTTGATTTTTAGAAAAATCTTTTTGTTCTTTATCTTGTATAGCATCATATAAATTTAATAAAAGACTAGCAAATGAATTTACATCTTTTACTTCAGCCGCGAATTTAGTAATTAATGATGATGGTACAGCTACTTCCGCTATTGCTTCAGAAAATAATTCATCTTTAGTTATGTCTCTACCTAATGCTTTTGTAAAGGCCTTTATCATACCGATTTCACCACTAGCGCCTCGTTTGAGCTGTCTAAGAACTCTTATTAATTCTTTTTCAGAAAAATCATAATCTACTTTAACTTCAGCTATTGCTTGATCATAAGTCATTTCTTTTCTACCTTCTAACTTAGCAATGGCCTTATCAATACGATTTAATTTATCACCATACTCATCAGCAATTGGGCCTCCTTCTGGTTCAGCTTCTTGCTCCATATCACGCATTAATTGAGCTCTTTCTTTTTTAAGAAATGCTATTTTAGAGGCATTTTTAACTGCTTTATAATTAGGATTAGTAGATTTTTTAGGTTGATTAGCTTTCATTTTAGCTGCTCTTGCTTTCATAAGAACAGGATCATTAATATCCATTTCTTCTAAAGCACCGTTTACAAAATCAGAAGTAGCTTTTTTTCTTCTACTTAAATAAGCCATTAAATCTTCTTTTTCTTTATATCCTCGTTTTGCACTAACAAATGAAGGAGTAGTCATATAAATTTTTATGTCATTTTCTTCATCAGTTAATTCACTTGACTTTGTGTTATTTACTGGGTTGCTGTAGCTTCCAATTTCTTCACTACCACCTAAGTAACGATCACCATCACCACTTTGACCACCATAAATTTTTTCCATCTTTATAGAACCCATAAAAGGATCTTTTTTAAGCTGTTCAAATTTAGATTTAGCTTTTTCAAGGTCCTTAAACAGTTCAAAGTCTTTAACTACTTCCTTATTTTCAATTCTAGTAAAGTCAACGCGATATGCAGTATTAACACCTGCGGGTGGACCAAAGAATTCTTGTATTTGTTTTAAATCTTTCATATTATTAATCTAATCCAGTAAACCTACCTGCTTTTCTTTCTTTTTCTATCCAGTTACCTTTTGCTTGGGTATATCTATCTTTGTCTTGTTGGAATTTTTCATCCCTAATTTTTACTTTATTAAACCAAACATTTTCTTCTGGGAATAATTCAATGTCAACCTTTCCATATTTTTGTAAAGTATCTTCTTTCCAATTTTCAAAAGCTTTCATATCACCTATTTGTGTTAAAGAATCTGAAGGATTAGGAAAATGCACAGCATCTCTATAAGATGGTCCTTCTTTTCCATCAGGTTGCATTCTTGTAAAGTGTACTTTTTGATATTTATCCTTAAAAGTATTTACAACATCATCAAATGTTAAATCATTAAGGTTTATTGTGACTCCCTCTTGGATAACATGTTCATTAATATATTGGTTTTTAAACCATTTTTTTGTATCGAAGTCTCCCATTAGATTTTATTTATAAATATACGTTATTTTTTTAATTTTTCAAGATTTTTAATAGATTCATTCAAAGCTTTAAGTGCTTTTGTTCTATCTACATTACCATCCCATTTTTCAACATGACCTGCTTCAGTAATAAATGAATTATTTGATGTTGATAGCTGGTTGTATACATAATTTGTATAATCTTGTATAAAACCATCAATATCAGCATTCATAATTCTATTTGTATACTGTTCCCATAAATCTGCTCCAGCTAATTTTATTTTTGTTTCAAGTTTTACCACACAACTATAACATTGGCCATGTAAGTTATAAAACTTTTTATCATGTTTATTATTCATTACACCCCCACAATTAGGACATAATAAAGGCATTGTATGAGCTTTTTTTGCTTTATCTAGCTTAGTAATGTTTTGTTTTATACCATCTTTAATAGTCCATGTGCGACCATCTGCTTCCCAAATATCACCTTCTTTATAAAATTCTTGTTTTTTACTATAACCTACGCTAGTTCCATTTTTTTCTCCATATTTACCTTGTACTAGATTACGGAGACGTTGAACATCTTTTTTTTGGAACTGTTTTTTTAAAACATTATCTGACATTATACTATTGTTTGTAATTGTGTAATTATATTGTTAACTTCACTTGTTGTGAGGTTACCATCTGCATGCCACATTTTAATTTGATTTATTAACTGACCTACATTTACTTTTTTTATATCAGTACTTTTAAAAGGAGGTTTAGTATTTTCACTTTGAACTCTAGGGGAACCTCCTTTATAACCACCTGCTAATGTATTTAAATGACTCATAATCCTAATTTTTTAAGTTGTTGAATTGTATCCTCAGCAGATGTGTGTAATATACCAATACCACCTTGAGCTCTCCATTGATCTATATTTGATTTTCTATCATCAATCAAAATATGATTAGGTGCAGCATAATTTTGTTTATTTCTAGCTTGAGCCAGTGTTAATTTTACTCCTGGCATATTATTTCTTACCCATAATCTTTTACCTAATCTAGATACCTGGGATCTTGAGGGAGATGAAAGTAATTCTACATCATAATCTTTAATATAATCCCAATATTTTTTACCATCTTGCATCCAAGGCATTCCTACCCAAAATGCTACACCAGGACCATCTGCTAATTCCCAAAATTTATCTTTACCATATTTTTTTTCAAAATCTGATGGTGCTATACCTTTAGAGTATTTTTTAAACCTTACATCAAAGTCGGTTAAAACCCCATCCATATCAGAAAATATTTTATAACCCATATTTTTGTTTTCTTTAACTTCATCGTACCCCGATCCAAATGGTGCTGCTTTACCATTGTGATTTGGGGCTACATTTTCATTTTTTTGTTTTTGTTTTTTCAAACGTTGTGTTTTTGCTTTAGATGCTTCTTTTCTTTTTTCCGCGTAATTTAATGCAGTTTTTAGTCTTTTCCTAACTTTAGGGTCTTTAGCTCTATTGTAAGCTGCTCTTACTCTTTGATGTACTAAATTTATTACTTGAGATTGACGTGCATGTGATTTTGCTTTAAATGATTTTTTACTAAAAGTATCTATTATATCTTGTCTTGTTGCAAATTTAACACCTACAGTATCTTTTGGATCCTCATCTGTGTATAATCTACGGCTACTACCTTTAGGTTTTTTACCAGTACCTTTTTTAGGATCTTTTTTCTTTTTTCTACCTTCTTCTAAAGGTATATTTAATACTGGGGCTCTTTCAGCCCAAATTCTTTTAATTTCTTCTTGATCTTCTATAGGTAAATTTAAAGTATATTTAACATAATTATCAATTACTTGTTTTAAAGGCCTTCTAGATTTTTTAGCTTGTAAATATAATCCTTGTAAGTTAGCATCTACTTCTTTTTCTAGTTTATAATAGTCAGGAGTACCTAAAGTTTTTCTCCAAATTTTCCACCATGGCTTTTTACCTGTTCTTAATTCTTCTCTTTCTCTATAATCAGATGCCTTTTCTTTTCCTGCTTTAACATTAGGACCACTTTGCATTAAATGTTCAATTTCATGTCTTATAACATTTCTTAAACTCATTGATATTTGCTCCCACATTCTAGGTAATTCTTCAGCATCTATCCAATAATTAATTTCTACTTCAGGCATTTTCATTCTTGGACGTGCTATACCTCCACTTTTAGAATAATCTACAAAATTAGCCTTTGCTTTATAATTAAAAAATAAATGAGGATAATCAAATTCTCTTCCGGGTCCAACTTCTAATTCAAAATATCCTTTGGATTGTCCATCTTTAAAATCTCCCTTCCAAGCATTTAAAGTGTAACCAGCTAATTTAGTTACTAATGAATCATATTTACCTTCATTTAAAATAGCTTCTTCTAATCCCATAGCTAATTCTCTAGCATATGCATTTAATCCAAATGGGTCTTTAACTTTTTTCTTTTCTTGAACACTAGTTGTAATATCACCATCTAAAGAATCTGTCCAGTTTCTAAAAATCATATTACCTTCTTGATATGCTTCTCTTTCAATAGCATCTAAATCTTCATCTTCATTAGTATTAGTAGTTTGAATATTCCCTAATCTACCTTCTAAATTTTGAATATGGTGAATCATTTCATGAGCAAATGATCTAGCTATATCCTTTGGATGTCTCCCTTCTGTATATAATACTATTGTGCTTGTGTTAGGGTCATAATAAGCCGTTCTACCCAAGAAATCACTTGCATTTTTACTATCGCCATCTATAAACTCAACTGCAGGTAAAGGGGAAATATTCAACCCCATATCTAACATATGTTTAGTAAAAGCAATTAAATTATTTTCTAAATCAATTGACTTAGTATATGTAGCATTTTCATTAATTTGACCTTTTTTATATTTTACGTACTGCGGATTAATTTCACCATACGAATTACCAGTTGGGTTATCAATATCAATGCTACCTTTACCTTTCCAAAAGTATTGGTTGATAACTTTACCGTCTAATTTATTGTCGTGAACGTTAACAACTTTAGGCATTTTTCCAGCGAGGTAACCAGTGTCTCTAGAAGCATCATAAAAATAAGCTCTTATTGAAGCTTGGGTCTTTAATCCTGGGTTGAGCATGTTACCTTCTTCATCGGTAATAAAATATCTACTGTCCATAGGCTTGCGTCTCATCTTTTCTAAAGCAGATTTTGACCAAACACCTTCAATTACTGCGTTAGGTAAATTTTCTTTAGCCCAATTAGTCCAAATTTGTATTATCTTAGCTTCTTCTTTAGGTGACAATTCTTCTATCCTTTCATCTAAAAAATCTTGAATTGCTTGAGTTAAGCTAATTTTTTTAGTTTTAGCTTTTTTATATAAACCTTGAACAAATGCTGGGATTTCATAATCTAAAGTAAGGTAATCGAATAATGGTAAATCATCAGCTCCACTAGGATTAATACCTTTAGGGAAGTTAAATTGACCTACATGCTCTAATTCATGTCTTAAAGCATCTTTTATTTCAGCATTTAATTCATTATACGCTTTTGGAAATGCTTCAGGATTATAATCAATTTGAATTGTCATACTATCCCCATCAGCTGCTGCATTTACTATAAAAGGTGTGGGGCCTAAAACATCAAATGTTTGAGGATTAAAAAGTAATTCTAAATCATAATAAACATCTTCTAATTGTCCTTCAAAATCTCCTTCAAATTTTTCTCCAATTTCAGATTTGAAAATATTCATAATAAAGCGAGATTGAATTAATACTTCTTGATCATATCTACCTTCTTGTAATGCTATAACAGGTGTAGATGTTTTAAAATCTTTTTTACGCATTACTGTTTTAGCATACATTTCAATGTCATCATCAGTAACATTTATAGCAAACGGTATATTAATGTTATTATTAAAGTCCTTAACAACTGCATTGAAATCGTCGTCTATTTTAGATAATGGTTTACCATGTTTTTTATACAAACGTTTAAACATACCTATAAGTTCTGCTGTTGTTATAGGTTTTACATTTCTTTTATCATTAACTCTTTCAAGAAAATGTTTTGTAAATTCTATATCAATACCTAATTTATTAAATAGACCATCAGCATATTTTTCAATAGCATCCAATTGAGATTTAGTAATATCTTCTTTAAGTAATTCTGTAACTGCAGGGCGAACAATATTGTATATTTCTGATTTTTCTTTTACTTCTGGTGGTAAAAATTTAATAAATTCTTTTTCAGATTGTTTTAATGCTCTTCTGGCATTGGTACCACTCATATTAGGATCATAAGTAGGTATTACTTTGACTTCAATGTTAGGATATTTTTCTTTTAAATTTCCTGTTCTTGCTGCTACATCATCTAAATCATCTTGTCTGCCTTCTCTATATCCTATAACAAAATAAATTGTATCTTGTGGGTTATTTTTTGCTAAACGTAAAATTTCTCCAATAGGTGATTTTACAGGTTCTATTTTAACTTTATTAGCTAAGTATTTTTTGTAAATATCCCATACTAAAACAGCTTCTTCTTGTTCTATACCATCACGAACTTTACCACCAACAAATACTGTAAATTCGTCAATTTCAGGAAAATCTTGTAAAGCACGTTTTACAATTTCAAAGTGACCTCCTGTAGGTGGTTTGAACCCACCCCCATATGCTGCTAATATTTTACCCATTGATCATAATACTTTTATTGCATTTGTTGGAATTTTATCTAGATATATTATTTCATCCGTTTTATCTAAATATTCTTGTCTACTAAACGGAGGCCTTAATGTATTATACTCTATACCTATACTAAATTTCATTTTATCTAATTTTGAAGTATCAACTTGCAAAATCACTCCATCATAAAATTCATCTGGTAAATAATGTGTATCTACAATCTCGTCTACATTGTCAATAGGAGTTAACCATACTCCAGAAAACTGCTCTCCCTTTACCTGACCTGCATGCATACTAGGCTCTGGCGTGCCTGGATGTAATCCTGATTGTAATATACTATCAATATTTTGTTGTGATGATAAATGATATAAGTACCGTGGAGGATTGAATGGTTCATTAATATCAGTCGTAATCGATGATAAATATTCTAAACTATTTTTATTTATTTCTGTTAATATATCTTTTAATTTAATCATTTCCTAAAAATTGTTTTATTTTAGCTTGTGCTTCTTCAGCTGATACTGAATTGTCAATAACATTTTTTACACCATCATCTGCTAATAATGCTTTTATTTGGGCATTGATTTCAGCTTTTCTTTTATCTGATCTTGCTTGTGCTTTAGCATCTTTTGGTTTTGTATTTTTAGGTTTAAAGGGTTTTAGGTATTTATCTACTATATCCTCTAAATTATCTAATTTTTCATCTTTTAAAAGATTAGAAACAGATACAAAATTATTCCCAAATGCACTTTTATAAGTATCATAATTTTGGGTAACATCATTCCATGTACGCATTACTATAGCAGGTGCTAAACTTCTATCTTCACCACCTGATTTATCAAATCTATCTTGATTTTGTTTTAATGAACGTTCTAAATCAGTATAAACATAAAGCATAAATACTTCATATCCTGCATTTTCTAATTCATCCTTTAATTTAAGAGTCGCTCTACTTGAAGCTGCTGTGCCATCTAATATAAATGATTCTCTATTAGCTATTGCTTTAGGAAGATCTTCATCTTTTAATTTGGATGCAGCTTGCCTCATTAATTTAGCTGCTTCACTTCTTTCTTCAGGAGTAGCATTTTTTAAATCTAAAGTTACACCTGCTTTTTTCAATAAAGGAACAAAATCTAAATCTAAATTATAAGTAGTTAATCCTGATAGGTCTAAACCTCTTAAGATATACCCTTTACCAGCTCCAGGAGCTCCTGCTAATATAATTGCTTTGGGTTTATCTGATGCTTCTTTAAGTAATTGTACTAAGGATATCATAAGTTGAATATTTTATTATAAATATTACAGATTCCTTCTTACTGTCGTTTTAAATTCTGTAAATACTGGAGAATGTCTAGGATTTTCTAAATCAAATAATTTTTTTACAGTTTTAAATATGTCAATATTTTCTTCTTGCGTACGTTTTGATTCATACATTTCCCAACCTTTACCTTGTATAGCACCTTCTTTTGGGCCTCTTTTAGAAGATTTTAACCATAAAACTCCATACCTGTCTGCTGTTTTACCAAAACATTCTTCATAACATTTACCATACACTGCCGTTTGTAAATCATAGGTTGTTTGTAAATGGTTTGACGTTTTAAAATCAATAATCCATAATTCACCATCAATTTCACAAACCATATCACAAGTACCTGCTACTTTTAATTTATCAGAGAATATATGTACTTCAGTTTCAATGAGTGTAGGATTATATGTTTCCCAAAAATCTACAAATTTTAAAAACATTTGCCACACATCAGGATTGTACATAGGAATACCATTATTTAAAAAACTTAATTCTTTCCCATTTAAATAATCTTCAATCATTTCATGTACTTGAGTTCCTTCTTCTCCTGCTTTTTTCTTAATCCAATCAGCAGCATGGCCAACTTTTTTTAGCCAATCTTCAAAATGTTTTCCTTTAGGATAATAACTTAATACATAAGTTATAGATGGATAATACTTTCCATTTCTTCTGTAGTAACGAGAATCTGGGAGAGTAATTTGTTTAGCGTCAGCGCTAATTTCTAAAACCCTGTTGTAGGATTTTTTAATAATTCTTTTACTCATATTAATTGTAATTTTTTCTCCATTAAGTTATACTGAGTTAATGGAGATGTGGTTTGGATAAGTTTAGTAAAATTAGTAAACCCCATCTCACTTGGGTCTTTATCTTGGAGTTCAACCATATATACTTCTTTTCCTTGGTTTATAAATTCCTCAGCGAATTTAAGTGATTTTTTCATAGCATCAGTATCTAATGCAATGTATATTTTTTTAACAGTAGATGTTACTATTTTTTTCATTAAATTAGATTGAATATTACTTCCTAAAAGGGGAATAGCATTACGTTTTATAGCAATAGCATCAAATGGACCTTCACACAATACCAAAGGTAAATCCCAATTTATGAATAATTCAAAAGGTATTATATTTCTTGATGTTTCTGGGTTTCGG